TTTTTGAGAATCCATTGCCGGGCCAGATTGGAAACCATAAGCAACCGATTCTTTTTCGCAAAGGTAAAGTTCTTTATCTGCCAATCCGTTATGGACGATAACTGGCATACCAAAGATTTTACCGATAACGCCATCCGGAACAACTGCGTTGCCGCCGTATTCAAGATGTTTTTGGAATTGCGCTAGACCCATGATGGCGGTCTCTTGAGCGACTGATGCCAACCAGAAACCTTGACGAGCATTGCCATCATTTTTCAAAAAGCGTTTACGCATATCTTGTAAATTGGAAAATGTAGCATCAACATCTGCGCCTACGTTTTGATAGTGAGCAGCAGCAGGCCCTAAAACTGAAATCAAGGCGCTATCGAAATAGCGAGCATGAGCAGCAGCAGCGCGTTTTGCAAACTCCATTTCTGAATTGATGTTTGATTGTTTCTTTGTCATTGCGTCCAAGATGTATGCAATATAAGCATTGTTATCTAGGTTCAATGTGTCGATTGTGGAGGTCAAAACGCTCGCGTCGCCTTGAGCTGCCTCAACGCGATCAACCACTGTAAAGCTGGTCAATTTTGGATATGCAATTGATTTTGCGCCGGGCACTGCGAACACTGATAAATCAGTGAACCATTGTCCTAGCACTGATTGGAATGCCAATTCTTTTTGAACTAGTGCAAGGATCAAATCCTGTTTTGTTGCGCCTAATTCTGTGTTGCCTGTTACTACGTCTGCCATTGTTTACTCCCTTTTTTATTTTTTATACTGCCCTTTCTTGAGCATTGTTTCTATGTCTTCTCTTTTTAACGCGTCCAGCGTTTTTGGTTTTTCATTTTTCGAGTTATCAACTGGTGCCACATCTTTAACTGTTACTGCGTCCGATTTAAAGAAGTAACTCTTTTTAGTTTTTAACTCTCCAATTAGGCCCGACACCGTACTGGCATCAACCTCATAATTTTTCCCAACCTTAATTTTTTCCAAGTCTGTTTTTTCCAGAGCTTTTAAAAAATCGTCAGGAGCAAGGCAACCGTTTTGAACAGCAACGTTTTTAATCGCGCTGCTAACAACATTCCAACCGTAGGATTTCTCTTTTTCCTCTAGTTGTTTTTTTAAAGTTTCATTCTCTTTTTGGTAATTACCAGCAAGTTCTTGAAACTTTCCTTGGGCTTCTAATTCCTTCTTAGAATGTGCCTCAAGGGCGCTTTGAGTTTCGGAATATTTATCTTTTAATTTCCGATTCTCTCCGAGCAATTCAGAGTTTTTACTCTCCATTGCCTCGATGCGTCTTTTAAATGTTTCGATTGATTCAGCATCGCCGCTGGCGTTCTGATCTGCTCCGCTGGAGCTGCCTGTTTTACTCATTGTAAATACTCCTGTTTGTTTGTCAATACCTGATAAAGCGTTGCACAGATTTTACTAACATCGCACTAACTTTATCAAGAAATGATTTTCTAGTTACAATTTGCTCTTGAATGTTCCTGCCTGCATCTGATTGCCATTCATAGATTTGCTTCATAGTTGATTGTTTGCCTTTCATATTCCTGCCGTTAGATTTCTTGTATGGTTTATGTTTTTTTTCTGGAAAGATAAATCTAAATTGATTTTGAGCAGTAACGTAAAATGATTTCATTGAATCCAATAGCTCACCAGTGGCGGTTAAATTTGAAAATGCTGCTCTAAATTTTGCATGCATATTATTATATCGCGCTAAGTATTCCCTATATTTTATAGACGCTCTTTTTAATGATGGCGATAATCCGGCAATTCTTGTTTCTATTATTAATTCTTTTTTAAGTGTTTCCTTGAAATCACTGCGAGCAATGGCAGAATATATTTTTCTTTTTTGCGCCTTTGTAGCTCGCTCTAATCCTTTTAGGTTAATTGTCACCTTAGTGCTCATTCTGCCTCTAATCTAAGATTTCTAACAATGTCCCTAATATCCTCTTGCTCAACAATATCTGCTGCTGTTCTTTCGCCTTGATCGTCTGACCTTGCAATGGCCTCAGCAATTAGTGTTGCCTCTGATTTTGTTAATCCGAAAAACTTTCTTTTAGGTCCATTCTCAATTGTTGGGTGTCCCTCGTAACCTGTCATGTGAGCAAATGCCTTTACTGCATTATCGTCGTCTATCTTGAGGGTAAATTTTCCTTTGGAATAATCATAATCGATTGCCTCTAACATATCGCCGAATAAAGTCATATCAACCTCATCGACTGAAACACCTTTAAAGTTCGCATAGCCTTCGGAATAATCTTTAAATTGTTTCTGGTTAATATCTTTATTTGATTGTGTTCTTTCTATTATTACTTCTTTCGCTATCTCGAAAAAAGCATCTGCCTCTGCTTTGCTCGGATTATAACCTAGCAATGTCGCCAAGTTTATCTCCTGCTTTACCTCGTCCATTGAGAGAGATATTTTCATTTTATTCCTCTATATCGTCCTGCTCCATTTCTTTATTGATTTTGTCCATTTTACTAACGTCTGCTTTTTCTTCTATCTCGCCAGTCGCCAGTTTGTTATCGATAATGTTTTGTTGCAGTTTCTTTAATGCATCGGTCCTGCTTATATTTTCTTTTTTTGCAATGTAATCGATAATTGAAACTACGTTTTGCGGCAATTGTCTCTCCATTAAATCCCATTCCTCTGTTTCAGTTTTTTCTGATTGTGGTTTTTTAAATGTAATTGATAGTTCTGAATCTGCCGGAATAGATGGCGACTTCATTAAATTCAACGTGGCAGTTTTTGATAAATTACCTTGCATCGTTTTAATTAAATGGAATAGAGCAATTTCAGCATTTGTAAATGTCTCGAAATCATCTTTATTGCTCATTGCTCTGTCTATCATTGAAACTAATCGCTCAAATCCGCTGGCATATGACTCTCCAGAATTATCAGACGTAATAGCGCCATCAACTGATTGACTCGACAGAAACATAAATAACAATACTTTTAAAAACTCAATTGTGCCGCCAATATCGGCGTTAGGTGTGGCAAATCCAAAATCTGTTTCGACTCCTGCCTCTTTATCATTAGGTAATTTTAAAACGTAGTTAGGTCCAACCTTTACCGATTGTAGCAATGCCTCTTTATTGCCTTTATACCATGCCTGCGCAAATCCCTGCATCTTTACAACTTGAGCTGCCTCACTCATGCGAGTGTTAAACTCAACTGTAAAATCAGAAAAAGGCGATCCTTGTCTAACCCAATATTCGTATTCTTTTACATCTGATATTTCGATAAACGGCAATATGCCTAATTCATTTGAAACATTATCGCCAGAAACAATTTCCCCTGCTCCATTGAAAATAAAATTCAACTGCTTGGTCCAAGCAGCATATCTTTTATTTTTCTGTTTTTCTTTCTCTCGCATTTGAGCTGTTTCATTATATTGATCTGTCGATTGAGCAGACATTGAAAATGTCCCTGTCGCTGGCGCAGGCCTTTTACCTTGCTCATATGCCTCGTTTGATTTGTCATATGCAGAGATAATATAACCAGCAGCATTCTCTATATCATTATCGCCCATGATCGGATCATAGTGGTGCGGTTGATAAATCTTTGTTGTCAATTTCCCATTGGCCGGAACAACTTGCATTAAAATCTGTCTATGCAATTTGTAATATTTCAATGCAGAGCAAACTGCCTTATTAACCCCGATTTCTTGATAAAGCGATTGTAAATCATATTCGCTATTGGCAATACGTCTGTCTGGTTGCTCTTGATAGACGATTGAACTTTTATTGATGGCGCGTTTACAGATATTAATTGATTTAACAACAGGCATTTCTATAATGGTTTGCTCGTCAAACTGTTTGCGTAATTCAGCATAAACATAATTATCCAAGCGGTCCTTTAATATCTCGCTCTTTTTATATGACTCTGCTTTACGTCCTTTATTTTCATTTGATTCAATAATCTCGACAATTTTTCTACGGCCTTCAACTGTTAGTAACAAATCTTGATTAATCATCGTCTATCCTGCGGTATATTGTTAAATTCAAAATCTTTTTTCATCGGAAACAATTTCCAAGCAACATAACCTAAACAATCGGAAACGTGAGTTAGCATTGGGTCGCTTGTTTTATCTAAATCATCGTCCTTCCAAGAAACTTTATTCAAGTCGCCAATAAGCTTTTTGCATTTAGGATTTATCTTTATCCTGCCTGCGGTAAATAGCCTGTTCAAATTGTTTACCCTATCCCTGACAAATGGATTATGCGTTGTGATAACTGTAAATCCATTTTCTTTTAAAATCAAATGATCCGACTTCCCTGACGTTTTTCTATTTTTGCCAGTGCTGTCTGGAATAATAGATGCGCCGCCGTGTGATTCCTTTATTAGGTAATCACTCATTTTATAAGTGTCGCTATTTTCTAACCAAACCTCATCGTGAACATGCAATTCATCGCCGATTACTTGGCAGATAACTGCCGTCATTGGATTAACGTTGAAATCCATACCAGCAAATCTGGTGCCGTGAATTAGTGTTGTGGGTGCAACGTGTTTATCTCTGTCGAATGCATAATAAGCAATGCCATCGTCTGAATCTATGAATTGACCTAGCAAGAAACGCTGCCTTTGTTTCTCTGGTAATCCTGCCAATAACTTCAAATAATCCTCATCAATATTTTTGATATTATCTTGAGGATTCATAATAATACTTGAGTAATCATCTCTGTTAACAGGTTCGCCAGATTCTGGATCAACACCTTGGATAAACAAAGAATAACTCCAATGTTTTTTGGTTGGCGGATTTTCGTCGAAATATGCTTTTTTCTTTAACTCATTTTTTTCTGCCAATCTGGTAATTGCTATCTGCACTGATTTATACTTAATCTGTGAACACTCATTGAAATATATAGTTGAATATTCTTTACCTAGAATTTTTTCTACTCTTTTTTCATCGTCCAATCCTGCAATCCAAATTTCCGAACCATTGGGATATGTCCAAAAATGATCCGTCTTATTCTCGTCCATTGTTAAAGTAGGGAAACTTAATTTTTTAACCTTTGGGAATGTGTCATACCAGATGGACGTTTTAACATGGTTAAAATGTTCCCTGACAATTAGATGTCTAGATTTAACCTTGGACGCTCTAATCATTATTGCTCTGCACAGATAGAATGTTTTACCTGACCTTGATCCGCCATATGCCATAAAGAATTTTTCAGGACCGCCAAGCATGCGTCCTAATTCTTTTTGCTTGTCGGTTAGCTCAAAGATTTGACTCATCTTTACTTATTGTGATGCTGATTGATTGATTTAATTCAGGACGTTCACCATATAGACGCCAGAATCTAGTTTTAAGAGGAAACAAGATTGCTGCAATGTCTGATTTTTTGTGGTCAAACCCTTCTATGTTGCGTCCAGATGCCTTTGCGCTTAGGAGTTTTTCATAAAATAAAAGCGCCAATGAATCGGCAATATCCTTGGCCTCGCCAAACTCTTTATGTCTCTCGGTCCATTGATATGCGCATTCTCTGCTAACCCTAATGACGCCACAGAATGAACCAAAACTTAAACCCTGCTGACAATGCTTTATTAGCATGTCACAGTATTCTTCTTTATATTTTGATGCTGGCATAAAATAACCTCGATGTTTTAAAATTCTTGGTCATTCCTTAAACCACTGTTGATAAATTTGATTTGCAACGCCATAAGTCATTAAGGGAGGGACACTCATGCCAATCATATATTCTGGTTTTGATTTAAAAACATAGTCCAATGGATATGATCCAATTAAATTAATATGCGGCGGTTTTATTTTTTCTTGTTTTAGATTTTTATCTATTAAAAAAACGCCATCAGTCCCCATAACTGTCGGTGATGGCCTGTTGTGTGTCCACCATTTCGGCCGTCTGTTTGCTAGTATGTGCCTTAGATTTGCCGAATTAGAAACATGCCCATCTAGTCCAGTAGCCTCTTTTACTGTTATTGGTTTATTATTAAATGCAATTTTTATTGATTTAAAATTTAAATCCTTTCGTCTGCATATGAAAAACACTCTCTCTCTCTCTTGCGGAACACCCATTGTAGCAGCATTTAACAAAAACAATTGAACATCATATCCGGAAACATTGAATAAATTTATTATCTTTTTGACATATCCTTTCGCATTACCTTGAATTAATCCTTTAACATTTTCAGCAATAACAACTTTAGGTTGTAATTTTCTTGCTAGTTCAATGAAATCAAAAAATAAATCATCTAGGGTCTGACTTGATTGCCCTTCTCTAAAAACTTTCTTTTTTCCCCAATCTTTTTCCCTTGATCCTGCCATCGAAAAACTAGAACATGGCGGCGATCCGTCTAAAATATCTAGTTCATATAATTCTTTAGGTAAATCATCGCGCTGTCTAAATTTTCTAATATCCTCAAGATAATAATATTTTGGTTTATGATTTTCTTTATAATGCCATGCCATCTCTGGATCAATGTCATTTGCGCCAATTACATCAAAACCAGCGAGCTTGTAACCCATTGTTGAACCGCCGCCGCAGGCAAATGTCGAAAATACTTTTAGATTATTTTTTTCAACCTTATCTAGGTCCGTTAAATTCCATCGATAGTTCGGTATGTATTTATCACTCATTAAATTCAAACCCACAACTAGGACATTGATGCATTAAATCATTGCCAAAATTTTCAGTGTCTATTTCTTTGTTTTTATCTGAATAATCCAGCATTTCTGTTTCTGGCATTTTAAATTCTTCTAATCCGAATAATTCAAAATCCAAATCATCTAGCTTTAAATCTTTAATCCCTTCTATCATCTTTAATTCATCATGCTCTGCTAATTCAGCAATCTTGTTATCTGCAATCAGGAATGCAAATTCCTCTGCCTCTGTTTCAAAATCTTGATAATCAACCGCCGCTTTTTCCCAACCTAGCAATTGAATTGCTTGCAACCTTCCGTGGCCAGCACAGATATAACCAGATCGCTTGCTAATAACAATCGGGTGCCGTTGACCAACATGATCAATAATTTTTGCGAGCATTGTTATTTGTTTTTCAGGGTGTTTGTTTGCATTGCGTGGATTCGGAACTAATTTATGCAATTCCACGATTGCGGAATGCGCGCATTTAATTTTCATCTTTACACTCGCTAAGTTAAAGTTTTGTCCGCAGGACAGTAAAATGCTCTGCTCATTTTTTAATAATGTCAACATGCATTATTATTTGTTGATTAGCTCATCACTGATTGGCAACGGAATATTATTTTCTAAACAGTAATTAATCCAATGAAACAGCGCTTGGCGCATACACATTTCACATTCGTTAATATGCTCTGCTGGTTCATAGATTGCAAAATAATCTAAGCATAATTTTATTAGATCATAACCGTAATCATCATTTGTTTGCTCTAATAAATCTTTTAATCCATTAAGTCGCGCAGCAATCGG